ATGTGAAAGCGAGCAATCAAACGCCCTGTTATAGTAGGGGGGTGTCACTGTTTATTGTATTGTCTCGGCTCTCGCGCTGTCTCGCCAGTTGTTGAAGATAATCTACAGCAAGCTCGCCCCTGTCAGCTTGCTTATGATGAGTAATACATAGACAAATCAAATTAAAGTTATCAAGAAACAAAGCCTCGTTGTCTTTAATCTTAATAATATGATGTACCTCCAAATCATCATAAGTTATAACGCCTTGAGCTCGGCAAACCTCGCACATATAAAGAGCGCTCTCTTTAATATACTCTCGCTTAGTTTGCCACGCCCTTTTTGATCTCAGTTTACTCTCGTTGCTGTCGGCAAATTTGCGATATTTACCGACAGTGCAAGAGTAATTATAAGCGTGTATTTTTCCACATCTTGAGCAAGCTTTATACATTGTCTTTATCTTGAGCCTCAAGCTGTTTAGCGTATCTGTAAGAGCCCACGCCCAAAATAGTACCTACAAAGACCGCCACAGCGTCAAGAGTTCCTATAACATAATTGCCCCAAGTCCAGCCGTAAAGAGCGCACAGAGTAGTAATTAAAACATTAAGCGCCGGCACAACTGTAAGACAAACCCACTTGATAATAGTGTATAGCTTTTCATTCTTAAAAATCATACCTGTTAAACCTCCTCAAGATATGCAAGGCTTACATAGCCCGCTTGATAATCTTCATAATAATAAGAGCCGTCAGTAGTGTAAGCCCACTGTGTAACATCCCCGACAGCCTCACCCTCAACAACAGCCAGAGCGGTAATTATTGAGCCGTTGTTAATATAGCCTATTTGATCGCTCTCGGTTGTCGGGTTTTCTCTAACTCTCAGCGCGTCGCCAGAGTTTGTTTTAACTCTATAGCGCTTTGTCGTTGGTGTCGGCGGTGTTGGCTCGGGTGTAATGTCAACAAGATATTTACAGCTTGCATAGCCGTTGTCTATGTGAGCCCACTGATAAACCCCGCCTATTTCTTCGCCGTCAACTTGATAATCAGATATTACCTTTTCGCCGTTGTTGATATATCCGATTTGCTCGCTGTCAGTAGTCGGCTCAGCTCTCAGCCTTAACGCGTCGCCTGAGTTAGTTTTTACTTGATATACCTTTTCGGTTGTAGGTGTCGGAGGCGTTGGCGGTGTCGGTGGAGTTGGTGGAGTCGGAGGCGTTGGCGGTGTGGGCTCAGGCTCATAGCCGTCATATCTCGGGCGACCAAAGCCCGCAATTTTTCCGCCTATGTCTGAGTAAGAATAATAACGCCGTCTTACCGCGTCGCCCGCGTTACCCTCCTCAGTTGTGATCGTATCGCCGTCAATTCCAACTACTATGCCACAGTGTCCTATATCATCCCCGACATTAAAAAATACAATGTCAGCCAGCTCAGGCGACTTAAACCAAGCGCCCGCGCTCATAAAATAACCGGCGTAAAGCTTAGCGCTCGCGCTGTAGTTGTTAAAGCTCGGTTGATATTGAAAGTATTGTGCGTCATACATTTTGCCTGTGTCCGTGTCCGCGTCGCTTGAAATCATTAACATAGCGTTGCAATAGTTTGCACACCAAGCAATATTTTGCTTTAATTGAGGGTTGTAATAAAAAACCTCATCCAGCCACTCGCTAAAAATAGTCCAGTTGTTAGCGCCCTCAGTATAGCCCTCGTACTTTTCGGCGTTTGATATTACTGTCTTTTGAAAAATTGAGCCCATAGCCTTTATTTAAACCTCCTTTAGAGTTGATATTTCTATATTACAACTTAGCAAAAAGGTTTTCAATTAAAAAAGGGCGGTTAAACCGCCCTGTAATAATAGCCGTAAAGCATAGGCTCATAACTTTCGCCGGTGTTGTAGTCAAAAGTGGGGTTGAAAGTGTCGTAGATAACGCCGTCTTTAACTACTGTTAAGTGCCTTGCTATGTGTAAGATGTAACACCCAGACTCAAGCCCCAGTGCCTTTAAATCATTCTCGGTCAAATGAAATTTGATAACTTGACCGATAGAATTAACCGGCTTGTAAACCCAACCAAGCGATTTAAGATATTTGCGCTCTGTAGTCTTATATACGCCGTTGCGCGCGTTGCTAATGCCCTTTTTCTTTTTGCCCTTGCGCTCAGACTTTGCAAGCTCGTTTATTTCGTCATAGATCTCTTTGTAATCTTTGCCGGTTGCGTTAGCTATTGCTCTTGTTACGCAATCTCTAACAAATTTGGCTTTGAAATACCGAGAGCGCCCGCCGTCGCTATAATACCAATTCATTACATTTGCCATAAAATGTGCCTCCTTGTCATTATTAAATTGTCAAAGTCCAGTAAGTCCTATTGACTTTCTTATAGTATATACCTCTACACCCTAAAGTCAATAATTGTAATTGAATTGTAATATAAAGTTAAGGTTTGTATAGTGATATTAAACAAAAAGTTTAGCAAAAGAAAAAGCGCGGGGCGAATTCCGCGCTTTTAGACAAGGAGTAATTAACACTATTTATGTAATCATTCCGTATAAGGCAATTTGATTATAATACATCTTAACTTAATTGTAAACATATTCTATGCCGTCATAATCTCCAGCCCTTGTTTTATATTCGATAATGTCAACGGCGTAAACTGTATAATACCCTGTCGGAAAACTTACAACATCCTCATAATCTTCATAAAATAAATCAAGATGTTTACCCTTAACAGCCCCGCCGGTGTCCTCAGCTATAAAAACTCTGTCAAACTCCTCAATATAAAACATATCGCCCCAGCCGTCAGCGTTTATATAATGTAAGTTAGGATCAACGGCGCAAGTAGTAGGCTCAATTAGTCGCATTTGCCAGCTTGAGCGGTGGCATATAGCCCCGCTTGCCGTTTGCCAGCCTGTAGGGTAGTTTTCGCCGTTAAAACCACACTCATAAGGACAATAGGCGGTAATAAAATAAGTGCCTAAAGGCGTAAGCTCTAAAGTGTAGCCGGTTATCGTAAAATCATCCGCATTTATTTTATTTAATACTGTCGGCGTTGGTGTCGGTGTTGGCGTTGGTGTGTTTGGTGTGCAAGTCGGCAAGGGTGAGGCAAAATCTTGAGGAGCAAAATACACTTTATTTGAGCTCTCAGGCGCGTGCTTACTTTCGACTATAACGGATGATAAAAGAGCCAGCTCTATCAATACATAACAAACCAGAGCTATTACAGCGCCTTTACTCGTAGGTATTTTATTTAAGATCCTCATAAAACACCCCATTACTAAAAGCCTTTTTAAATGCTTTTATAAATTCTTTGTACTCCATTTCAAATTCGCTTTTCGTGTTATCAGTAAATTTAATAATTGTTACCCCCCTCATAGCACTCGGGTAAGCAACTTTAACTAAATCAGCTCTGATTAAGATTTCATTAACCTCTATAAATACCACTTTTAAACCTCCTCAATATAAACGCCTTTATAAGCTAACAGCTTTTTCTTTAGTTTATAAACATCCGTCTTAAAGCCTTTTACATCCACAATTTTACTAACCCATTTAAGCGAGCTGTTAGCCGGTGCTTTTTCTAAATACACAAAGTCAGCTTTATAAGTGATTGCCTCATAGCTATTGCCTAAAGAGTCAGTAAAAGCCGGTTGTATCTCAAATTTGACTTGTCTTTGTAAGTCTTTAATCTCACCGCGCTTTAACTTGTCTTTTAACAATAGATAAAACTCATATTCTTTTTTGCTGTCAAAAGTCAGCTTTTGTTTTATGTCAGGATCGTAATAAGTAGGCTTTTCGTTGTTATATTTTGAGGCTTTGGGCGCTAAACCCAGCGCCCGCGCCTCCTCTTTTGATAATCTAACCATATAAAACACCGCCTTATACTTTATCTAATTTTTCAATTAAATTTTCGATTGCCTTTTCATCGTCATAATTTAAGAACGCTCTAATGCTTGCATTATTTGAATAAAGCAAGTTTTTAGCGACTAACAGTAAAAGTCTTTTTTCATCTTCTGTCATATTCTCACCGCCTTAAATCTCAAACGGCAAATCAGGCGCGGGCTCGGATGTAGCCGGCTCTGTAGTTGTCGGGGCGGTTGCTGTGTTTTGCTGTCTCGGTGTTAGGTTGTCAACTGTAAATACCTTAACAGTTGCGCGCTTTGTTATATTGCCGTCAGCCTCCTCAGTTAAAGAGATGTGTAAAGCGCCGGTAATCGCCAGCAAGTAGCCCTTTTTAATGTAATTGCCTAAAAATTCGGCTGTCTTGTCGTAAGTAATGCAATCAATAAACTCGGTCTGTTTTTCGCCTTGTTTGTTTTTGCCCGCGTCAACAGCTAAACAAAAATAACAATACTTGCCCGAGCCGTCAGCCTTTTGCTTAATCTCAGGATCTTTAGTAATACGCCCTGTAAAGTTGCAATTATTCATTTTCTTTGCCTCCTTTAGCCTCTTTAAGTCTTGCGCTGTAACCAGCTACTACCAAGACAAATAAAATAAACTGAAATACATTTGCACTAAGCGAAACGCCCAAAAGCACATATAAAAACATCTTTTATACCTCCTCTTTATTCTCATTAGGCTCATAACAAGGCAAAGACAATGTGCAAGCCACTATATCCGCGTTTAGCAAATTTGCAAGAGCTAACTCTATAATATCTAAAGCCTCATCAACAAAAACTTTATCAAAGTCAAAATGTTTACCCTTTTGTACTTCAAAAAGTGTAAAAACAGTTATGTCGTTATATCCCATACTTTTAGCAAGCTTTAACACTTGCTCAGCTCTTAAATCATTCCAGACAATAATAGGGTAGCCGGTAACATAAGACGCAATAATTAAAGCTGTAGTTTTGCCTGTGCGTCGCCCTCTATTTATATAAACCATTATAAAAACCTCCTTAAAGCTCTAAATCATAACCGCGAGATAAAAGCCACTCTTTAGCCTTTTCTTTTGTGCTCTCAGGGGCGTTTACTTCGTGTAAAACCATTTTGCGAATAGCAATCTCTAAAACATCATCCGCCGGCAAAGAAAAGCACTCAGGATATAAGCCCCTAACATACCATTTATTTACAAAGTCTTTAAAAACTTGCAAACTTGCGCCCTCTACAACAGCAACGCTCGCTTTATCTCTGTCGGTTGCATATTCTTTTAATATGTCGTCAAAAACCTCTTTTAACATCTTTAGCCCTCCTCTTTGTTTTTGGGTGGAGTTATAAGCACATAGCCAGATTTGCCTTTTACTACTTTGTCCTCAAGAAAACCTCTATAAAGTCTCGGATGAGCTTTTGCAAAGTCATCTTCTTTAAAAACCTTTTTTACTGAGTCCTCGCCGTCGTCAATAAGCGTCAATCTATAGCCGTTTGGTGTTTTGAATGTCTTAATGCCGGCGCTTTGCATAGCCTTTTTGAGCCTGTCTTTTTCAGATTTAACAGTTTTCTCTACCTGTTTTAAATACTCAAGCTGTGACTCAAACGCTAAAATGCGCTCTGTTATGTCGGGTATTTCAGCCGGTAACAAATCAGCCTCAGTAATAAAGGGGTTTTCTTTGACTTTCGCCAAATCATCAATAAAGCGCTCTATAGCGTCATTTATCTCAGATATTAAGCCCTCATATTCACTAACAGAAATATTATAAAGATGTAAGCGCTTTGACTCAAAAACTGTATTAAGATCCTCAGGGCGCTCATAGACAGCCAGCAAGCCAAACTCTTTACCTGTTAAAACCATATAATACAAAAGCTGTACTAAATAGATTTTGTACTCGTTAACATCCGCGTAAATTTGTGAGGTCGTTTTAATTTCAAGTATAGTGCTCTCGTTTTCGCCGTCGGTGTGTATTCTACAGCCTATAAGCTCATCAGCCTCAGCCTCGCGGGTGTGCTTGCCCTCGACAAACTTGTCGGGGTTGTTGGTGTTTATCCACTCCCTTATTAAAGGCTCTAAGGTGTTACCATACTCAGTATAGCAATTACCAGTAAAAGTATCTTCTTTAAAGCCCGCCTTTTCTAAGAGCAAATCAAAGCGCGTTTTAAAAGGTGACAAGTTCATTATAATAGGTATGTCAGAGCCCCCTAAATAGCGCTCTCTATCCTGTTTTACACTCTCTTGCATTGTATAACCTCCTCAAATCTCAAAGCGCTCAGCGTTCTTATCTTTTGTTACTTGAGGCTTAGCGCCTCCGATAACAGCAACGCTAAAAGGATCTTTTGTAAATATTTCTACATAGCCCTCTTTGTTGTTAATTCTTACTGTAGTGTTATTAAGCGCTCGGGTTAAAGCCTCGCCAACAGCGTTAAAAATAAAATCTTTTAAAAGCGCCTGAGCGTCGGGCGTAAGCAAATCATCAAAAGTTAATTGCTTGTCACTCTCAATAGTCTCGGGCTTAGCCTCTTTGATCTCGTAGGCGCTCGGCTCTATGCCGTAAAGCTTAGCAACCGCCTGAGCCGTCGGGCTTGCTTTTCCTGTTTTAACTACCATTCTTAAAAAAGAGTCGCTAAAACCATTATCAAGAGAGATCTCTTTTAAAGTCTTGCCGGTTGCACCCTCAAGCAAAGCCTTAAATTTTGCGCCGTCTATAGCAATAATGTTTTCTTTTATCGCGTTCATACCTTATACCTCCGTTATTACATCCGTGTTAACATCCAACTCATCAAGCCTTAAACAAAACCTTGCATAATCAAGCGCCTTTTTAAAATTCTCGTCAGGCGCGTCATTGTTAAGCTTATACTCTTTAGCCAGCTCAGTTAAATTAAGCTTGTCGGGGTTTGCCTTGCACAGCTCAACAAGCTCGGCTCTAATGGGGTTGTGAGCCTTAGCGGTTGCTGTCGGCTTTGCCTGAGCTGTCTGAGCCTTAGCCGGCGCTTTTGCCTGAGTCTTTACAGGCTCAGCTTTTGCCTCATCCTTTACAGCCTCCTCAGGTAAATCTTCGCCCGCGTAGATATATAAGCCTAAGCCGTGTCTTGCTACAGCCTTAGTTAATGATCGCTGTATTGCCTTATTAACATCAAAGCTCGTAATATTTGCAATCGGTATTGATCTATTTTTAAAGTCCATAACCGGCAAATACTCAATGTGCTCTAAGCCGTTTACTGTTACGCCAGTTTTAACCCAAGCTGTCAAGCCGTCAGTGTGATAAAACCAGCCGTTACTATTCTCATATACAGTATAAAAAGCGTCGGGGTGTCTCTTTTTGAGCTCAGCCCAAGCCCACGCCCAAGACAGATATGATAAGCCGTTCTTTTTCTCAATCTTTGAGCTTACATCTATGTTATTAAGCTCATTAAAATAGTTCATTTGGTCTTTTGTCATTTGTTAAGCCTCCTTGTCAAATAGATAATCTATGCTTAAATTTGGTCTTTTTGGGTTGCTCAGCTCTCGCGCTATAGTAACCATTTCAGAGCGTTTAAAATCTGTCTTGCCGGTGATCTTGAGGTTAAATGTGCTTTTGCTCACCCCTATAGCCTCAGCAAGCTCTTTTTGTGTTTTTTCCGCTCGCGTCATTTCAGCCCTAAGGTTGTTATACATCCGTGTTAAACCTCCTTTCATATTTATTTTTGTATTACAAATCTGTCTTTATTTTAACCTTGCATTATAAAAAATCAAGCCTTAATTTTAATATTTTGGGTTTAAGTACCAATAAACACCCTGTTATTATAGCCAGTGTTTTATATTGTCCTTAAAACAGAGCTTGCAATCATCCGCCAGCTCTGTTACATTGTTAATGTTACAATTTAATAAAAGCTTGAGCCTAACTGAAAGCTTTAAATAAAACGAGGGTTTAGCTCAGCCAAAATAGTAAGAAATGAGCTCGGCAAGCTTTAAGCACCAACTATTAAAGCTGTCTGTAAATTGAGGGATCTTGACGGCTCAATCAAAACAACGGCAAGGGGGGCTTGTATCGTATAGGGTATAAAAGCGAGGTTATAGGGCGATATATTAACCGCTTGAGCTTTTATAACAGTTGGTAACTATAAGCGACGACGCGAAAGCGCGGGGCAAAATAGTTGTTACGCCTTACAATCTCGTAGGGCGTATTGTGTCAATACGACAACTAACCCGCTCAGAGCGCTCAAGCTTGAGACAAAAAATTAAGTTATCTACAAAATATTGCAATAAGGGGTTTAAATATGTCGGATGTAGTAAAAGTTGGTCGCCCATTAGGTAGCGGAAAATTAGGCATACAACGCAAAGACAATTACAAAGAGTATGATAAAGAGTATCAAAAAAGATATAGATACATCTTTTCAATAAATCTAAATCAAGAGACAGACAACGATATTATTGAGGCAATAGAGACTTTACACGGCGGTAATAGACAAAAAGCGGTTAAGGATCTAATAAGAGCCGGCATTAAATACAATAGCTTAGAGACTAAACAGGATGATTGATATTTTTGTTACTGTGTTTATTACTCTTTTTATCTCAGTTGTATTTATTGCATTTATAGAGTGTATTTAGTATTGAGGTTTAGTGTAATGGTAACACGCCTGACTTTGACTCAGGTATTAAAAGTTCAAATCTTTTAACCTCAGCCAGAAATGTTATAATAAGGTGATCCATAAATAAGGATCTCCGGCAAGCGTTAATAAGTATAAAAGGCACTTTATAAACTGTTAGCGCTTGTTATATCTTACAAGCAAAATAAAGGGCGGGCAAAATACCCGCCTTTTATTATTTAGGATGTTACTCAATAAGCCCGCCAGCTCTAAATATTACAATCATACTCGGAAAAGGCGCGCTATTTTTGCTGTTACCAAACTTTAATCGCCCCTTTATAAAGCGTATCTCAGAGCGATTATAAATATACTCTTGAAAATACTTTGTGTCAGTTCGCGCCGGTATCAGCAATACAATTAAAGTATTAGGGGTAAAGCTCTCATAGTAAGCTTTTTTAACCCACTCGGAAATTTTACTATAAGGCGGGTTGCAAAAGACTCTGTACCCCCCCATTTTTTAGACAGTCCGTCGTCTTTTTGCGTAAAAAATAGGTTGCATTTATGATTTGACTCAGTAGCGCAAACATCCAAATTAAAATTAAATTCTCTGTTGAGCTCGTCAAAAATCTCTTGAGGTGTAGCCCACTCGTCAGAGTTGCTTGAGAATAAGGCACTATTAACCATATCTTAACCCTCCTCAAAGTATCTGTATAATTCACATCCGAGCTCGGCTTTGAGATCTTTTCTTATAAGCGCCTTAATGTAGCCTTGCTTGTTTTTTACCTCATCCAACAGGCGTAATATATCCGCGTCAGTTTTCCTATTGAGCTTTAAGTAAATGCCCTTAGTATTGCTCTTATTACAGCCTATAACATTCTTATTGCTCTTGTTTATCTTGCAAGTATCTCTCTCGTCACATCTCGCGCAAGTTGCCATATTTTTAAACCTCCTCAAATAAATATCTTTTAGTTAAGTCAACAGCCTTTTTATAACACTCGGGACAAATGTGCTTATATCCTGTAAGCTTTAGATCATCCTGAGCAAATACCTTAAAGCTCAAAAGTTCGCCCCAGTTGCTAACACATCCGCAAGCGTCACAGCTTGCCGGCTCGTAATATGTAGATATTTGCTTAAGATTTCTTATCATTGTCTATAGCCTCCACTAATGCCTTTATATCATCAAAACATTTACTGACAGTGTCGGTAAACTTAGAGCCCAAATCTACAACGCCTTGTTTATAACCAGCTTTAAAGCCGTCTATAAAAGCTTGTTTTTCGGCGGGGCTCTTTTCAATCTTTTTACTCATTTGTGTTAACCTCCTCTAAAATCTCTTGAATTTTGTTATTTAATCTATGCTTAATGTCTGTTATTGCCTGTCTGTAACCCTCTTTAAAGCCGTCTATATATCCGTCTGTATATCTATAAGGGGTCGTTTGCAAACTGTCAATAATATCTAAAACCTCATCTATAGGAATATTTTTATTTTTGCTGTGCGGGTGATAATGTTTATTTAATGCAAGCCAGCCTTTTATATTGTCTTTAAACTCCTCACGGCAAATAACACTCTTATTATCCATTATTTAAACCTCCGAATTTTTGAGCCTAAAGCCTTTGGGCGCTCATCTATGTAAAAGTAATTGACATCGCTGTGCTCGGCTCTTAAATCGCTTATGAGAGCCTTTAACAGCGTTATTAAGTCTCTTAACATCTTTACCACTCCTTAAAACTTACGCTGTCGGGCTCTTTTTCTATGATTGCCTTGTGATAACCAGCGCTTAAAGGCTCAGAGCTAACTGTTATGTGTTTTACATACTTTGCACCGGCAAGAGCTCGGCTTAATCTCTCGTTATCTGTTCTTAAAATCTCAATTTCTTGCTCTTGATCCTCAATTATCTTTTTGGTAAGTACCGAGTAAGCTATAAAAGCTACTATAACCACGCCTAAACAGGTAAAGATACAAAGCATTAAAAAGTCCATTTGTTAACCCTCCTTAGTAAATAAGCTGTCAAAAAAGCCGTTATCGTATAATATTTGTATCTCGTCTTTAGGCATTGGAGATAAAAGCCCGAAAGCATAACGCCCCTTTATATAATGCCTGTAAACCTTTAAATCATCCTCAAAAGCAAGCCTTATGCTAACTTTTGCGCCGTCAGCCAGACAAAAAGAAAACATCAATTTGCTTTTCATATCCTCAAGCCTCCTCGATTAAAATATTCGTAAGATGTAAGAAATTAACAAGCCCCTTAACCTCGTAGCGTTTGCCGTAAGTCTCAATAAACTCTTTATCAGCTAACAGCTCATAAACTTTAACGCTCTCTTTTATGGGCTTTTCGGCAATACTTGTAAAAATGCTAATATTTGCTCTTGCGTCTAAAATGTTGAGAAGATCCGCCAGCCTAAAAGCGTTAATAATTGCGTTGTTTTCCATTTTCTTTGCCTCCTTGTCTTTTTGGTGTGAGGGTGATTTGCTCACCCTCAAAGCCCTACCTCAACCATAACTTTAGCTATTTCTTTGTCTATGCCCTGAGCTAACAGCTCGTTAAGTCTCTCTTTTTTGATTGCTCTCTCGGCTCTCTTTATGTGAGTTCTTACAATCTCCTCATAAGCAACCGCCTGTGCCAACTCGTTAAAACCTTTAAGCTCTACCATTTTTTAGTGCCTCCTTGCTTTTGATAAGTAAAGTATATACCACAACAAACTAAAAGTATATACCTTTTGCATTTTGTAACAAAATCGTAACAAATGAAGAAAACGCCTCAAGCCGTAAGGCTCGGGGCGCTCTCTCGGGTTGTATATGCCTAAGCAAAAAGCTTAGTTTGCCTGTTTATCCTCAAGCGCTTTTACTCGCTTTTGGAGATCCTCAATTAACTTAGCTTGCTCTTTTATTACAGTTTGCAAGTAAGGTATAAGCTCAATATAATCAAGCGTTGCCGGTGTCGTCTCTGTCTCATCCGTTACAAGTTGCGGTATTATCTCTTTTACATCCTCAGCAATAAAACCGCGCTTGTCAGTGCCTTGCTCTTTTGTCTTATAGTCAAAAGTCACAGCCTCAAGCAAAAGCACTTTGTCAGCCTCCTCAGGTGTGAGGGGCTTAATGTTATCCTTTACTTTTCGGCTTGATGTTTGCACCAAACTAACACAAGTTATTTTACCTGTAGAGCCCTCGTTAGTGATTGTATTGTTTTGGCTTGTGTTTCGACAAATAACATAGCCGTCGCCGTATATGACAACTCTTGATATATTGTTTTCGTCGTAAAAATAGCCGTTACCTCTGTTGTAATTACTACAATTAAAAATGACTCGGTTGTGCTCGTTGGTGTCGTTAAGATGTAGGATCGCGCCGTAAGCGTTTTGATAAAGTTTTACAACGCTCTTTTCAGCCAGAGTATTTAAAAACAATTTCCCGCCGTCTAAGCCGGTAAACTCGCCCATTGTCTTACCGTCAGAGTTATAAAACCTCAAAAAAGCACTTCTTACCGAGCCAGTGCCGTTAATACTCCACATATCAGCTACTAACTCTTGATTTGTATTTTTTAAGCTTACGCGCCTGTCAACAGCAAGCATATTAGTTTGATTTGGTATTGTGCCAACTCCTACAGAGCGTAAAAGCC